CAGCCCACGGCGCGCATTGACCGCCTCCTGCATTTCCGATGTCGAACGGTTGGCGCTGTCGGTAAAGCCAATTTCGGTTGGCGGCGTCCCGTAGGCCGCACACGTCACCCGCAGCATCCAATAATCCAGGTCGGTGGTGTAATTGAACGGCCGCAGCTCTTTGGCATTCAGCGGCCACGGGAAGAACCGCATCTTGCGCCGGGCGGCGTCGTTGCCCTCCAGCACCGCGTTGAACCAATCCTCGAAATCCTTCACCTGGTCAGGGTTGAGCAGTCCATCCGGCGGCCAGGCGACCATGTCCGGAATGTTGCCGTCGGCAAAGTAGCTCAGGTCAAACGTCTGCTTCCGCAGCGCCGTATTCACCCGCAGGATGATCCACTCGCTAGGCGGGAACCCGTAGGGCGTGTTGGTCCGTGGCCACCGCGGCAGGTACATCAGCTGGTTGGTGCCGAAGGTCGGCAGATCCTCGTCCGGCTGATCGGCGCTCGGGCGCTTGTATTCGCTGAACGGATAGCCATACAGCACTTGCTGGTAAGCCAGAGTCCGGCCGCGATCGTCGATCAGCGGTTTGATCGTCGCGCCGTCGATCGGTTCCAGGGTCAGCAGCCGGCCAGCCAGATCGGGATGCTTGTAGATGGTCAGCGCGTCGATCGTGAATAGGTCATACAGCAGCATGCCCAGCCAGGTCTCGAAACTATTCAACCCGTCCGGCTGCGCCCAGAAGGCCTCCAGCTCTTCGCAATCATCCCGCCGCGCGGCCTGCTGGCGCTTGTCGTCCGCCTTGATGCTCCAGCTAATGCCCTGCAGCTCCTCGATCCGGACCGCGATCGCAATGGCCGCCACGTCATACAGTTGCGCCAGGCTGCGCAGTTGCTCAAAAGGCGTCAGCCCCGGCTGCTCACGCCGCGGAGCGGGGAAACTGTTGGCCGAAACCGGATACTGGTATTGCCGCGGCCCTTGCGTTTGCTCTGGGCTATCTGGCGCCGTGCGAGGCGCCAACGGCACGCCTGGGTTGAAATCGCGGCCCAGCAGCACATCCAGGGCGCCGCCCACCCGCTGGCCGAGCGCCGACATTCGCCCAGCAAAACCGGTCATATCGCGCAGTGGGGTGCCAGCCGGAACGTCAGGCATGGGCCACCTCGGCTATTTCTCCCTCGGCCTTGGGGTTGAGCGCCAACGCCCGTTGCCGGTAGTGCTCGATGATGCTCGCTGCTGTGCTGCCGCCGGATATCAAAGCCAGACCTCCGCTCGCCGTATCGACCTGGTCGTCATGGGCCCCGGTCGGAAATTCAACCACTTCGGAGATGAAAGCCGCCGTCCACGTCCCGCGCACCAGCTTCACCTTGCCGGCCGCCGCTCGCGTTTGAAACGGCCGCGCTCTCTGTACTTTGTCGCCCTCCGGCCGAATCGCCTGAATGGCCACGTTGGCCAGCCGCTTGTCGGCGATAAACTCCTGGAACACCAGGGCCTGGAACGCCACAACCTCAATCGCCCACACGACGCCTTTTTCGTTGCCATCCAACATGGCGCTGATCAACCGTTCTTTGAACTCGGGCCAACCGCGCACGCGGATCATGTCCCGCAGGAACACCGTGCCGTCTTTCGCCATCGCCATGGCCACCGTGGCATTGAAGTCCGCCGTCTGCTTTGTGCTTAGCGCCAGGTCCACATACCGCACCCACAGCAGACCTTCAGGCACCTGGTTCGCATCGACAATGCCGAACTGATCGCGCTCAAAGAACACACCCCCGGCCGGCCGTGGCTGCTGCTGATACAGCGCCGGCCAATCCAGGGGATTGGCCTCGTCCAGGTTTGCCTTGATCCGCGCCAGCGCTTCGGCGTCAAATTTCTCTGGCCACAACGGCTCACCAGGCTGCCGCCCCAAGGGATCGGCCGTATCCAGCCACAGACCCGCGCCAATCTCTTTGGCCTGGTGCTCCGCGTTTTCCGCCAGCTCCTCCGGCTGATAAGCCAACGCCGGCAGGCACAACACCGTCCACTTGTCCGACAGTGGCCCCTGCAACATTGTCTTCAGCAAGCGCCCCGCCTGGTCAGAAGGCGCCCAGCGCGTGTGCATCAGCACCACAGCGGCATTGGGCTCCAACCGGGTATAAAACGACGAGCCATACCAGGTCATAACCTTCTCCTGGTAATCCTCGCTCTCGGCCTCGTCCCGGTCCTTATAGGGATCGTCGATGATGCCCAGGTTCGCGCCCTGGCCGGTGATACCGCCGCCAATGCCTGCCGCCACCAGTCCCCCGCGATGCGGCGCCGCAAAATCCCAGGCCGCCACGCTGCGGCTGTCGTCCGCCATCTGCACCGGCGCATCGACAGCGCTCCGATCGCCGAACACGGCGCGAAAGGCTGCGCTGGTAACATCCGTGCGTATAGCGCGGCTGCTCTTTTGCGCCAGGCTGGCGCCATAGGCGGTCAAAATGACGCGCAAGTCGGGGTTGCGCCCCATCAGCCAGCCAGGGAACTTCTGGGCTGCCTGCTCGGTCTTGCCGTGCCGAGGCGGCTCAAAAATCATCAGGCGCCCGATGCCCGCCTTGCCGTCACTCTCAATAAAATCCGCCACCTGCTGGAGGTAGCGCGCTACAAGATGGTGATGGGCCGCCGGCTGATACCAGCGCGAGACATATTGGCTATAGGCGATCAGATCACGCCGCGCCCGCTCCCGCCGGATACGCTCAGCTCGTGCCTGAAGCGGGCTAATAGCTCCAGTGACCGGGCTCACTCTTCTGTCTCCCCGCCCGTACGCGCCTGAAGCTCAGCTTCCACCACGCCGCCGGCCTCCAGCAGCTCCGCGTCGCTCATTTGGCTCAGGTCATCCTGGCCAACCTTCATGCGGCGCTCGATCTCCTGCTTCGGCGTGTAGTCACCCGTCATCTCCAGGAATAGCTTTCTATCCTGGTGGTTGAGGTGGTCCGGAGTGCTGGCGCTGGTGATCAGCGCATTCAGCACATCCCGGCGGTGCTCAAACAACGCCTTCGCCTGGAGCATGCCGATCGCCGCTTCGATGGCGGGGTTCTTTTCGCGCCAGGCCCGGATTACCCGGTCACTCCGCAGACCCAGCACGTCCTGCGACAGGCTCTTCTGGGTGGTCGGCCAGCGCCCCACCCGTGGCGATGAACACCAAGCGATGTAGCAGGCCACCCGCCAGGGCCAGCCGTCTTCGCGCAACTCGCGATAATCCTGGAACCACGCCGGCGGCTCTTTCCCCGAACCCAGCGCGCTGCCTGCGTCCAGGGCCTCCCGCGCGCTGCTGGAAATCAGCTCCGCTTCCGCCATCGAAATACGACGTTCGCCGGCATCGTCGGCAACGTCGTTATGGACAAGCTCCAGGCTGAGCTGGTGGCTGTTCTCAGGCGTCAGTGGTGGGTGCTTCACCGTGTCCCCGTTTACCGTCGCGCCGAATGTGCGGCTGGGTCTGATCCCGCTGCCGCCGCGGCGCCGGCACTTCGATGCCGTGTTTATGCAGCGTGCTTCTCAGCAGCAGGTTTTCCTCGCGGAGCAGGCCAATCTGGTCGTACTGGTCCTCGATCTGGTCATCCCGCGATTTCAAGGCCGTCGATAGGCGCTGCACTTCACCGCGCAGCAGCTCCACCTCCGACTTGCGCGCTGTGTTCCGCGCAGCCCACAACGCACCTACAAACCCCCCCAGCGCCGCCAGCAGGCCGCCCAGGGCGACAATCAATGCGGAGATTGCGGCGATCTGCTCCGGCGTCATTGGCTATTTCGCGGGCGGCTGAAGGGTAGCCACGGTCTCGGCGCTGATAGGAGGCGGCGCCAGCTTGCCCAGCATCGTGTCGGCCACGTCATAGATCCCGCTCGCCACCAGCCCCAGCGCCAGGCCGTAAAGCACGATGCCGAACCAGACCGCGAAGGTGGCCAGCGGCACGGTCAGGGTGGCCACTTGGTAGCCGCCCCCCAGCACCAGGCCGATCACCATGCTCACCACCAGCAGCGCATTGGCCTTCACCCCCAGCCGTTTGAAATACTCGACCAGGCCCATCACGACGAGCACCAACGGGATCCCGCTCACTGACGCTTGCACGAAGTTACCCATGCCTTCCTCCAGACAAAACGAAGGGCGCCCACTCCCCCGATGTTTTGGGAGAATGGGCGCCCTTCCTACGGTAACACCCGGCCCTGGGCTCATCACCCAGGGCCTGCAAAAAAGTATCGAGTTTAGTTGCCCATCAGCTTCACCTTCAGCTCCAGTCCCAATTTACCGCCGGCGAAATCAATCGTCAGGCTGCCGCGCTCCGGGCACTCAATCGCGCCCTGGTGTTGCCGCAGCAGCGCGATGATCTGCTCCAGGCGCGATGGCTGGGCTGGTGCTGGATCAACCTTAACGACTTGCGGCTGGCCATTCATTCCGGTCACTATAAGACAAAAAGAGTCGGCAAGTCAATTAGTTGCTCAGCGCCGACTGGCACAGCGCCTTCGCCAATCTGCGTGGCACTGAGTTGCCCACCTGTTTCACACCATCACGCTTGGTGCCCGCGAAAACAAACTCATCCAACCCATGTGCGCGCGCCAGCTCTCCCAGCTCCAGCATGCGAAAGAGAATATCCACCACCGCGTAACCGTCGCCCACGGGAATGCACAGGCCGAAGTGCTCGACGCTGGTTATGGTGCCAAGTGGTTCGTCGACCGGCTGGCCGACGCCCTGCCCGTAGTATTTCACCAGGTAGGGCTGGGCCAAACCGAAGTGCGCCTTCGATGTGATAGTGGGCATTGGTTCATCCAGACTGTGAACGCGATCGTCACTGGTATGTTCGCCGCCCACAATGTAGGGCTCGGCAATGGCGAACGCCGCTTGCGCCGTCAAGGTGGGCAGAGGCTGGTCGACACCATGCACCCGGCGCTCATCTCCAGATGCCGCGGATGAGTGCTCCAGTTGGACAATGAAGGGCTCTGCCACACCCAGGTGCCCACCATGCCCGGTGATCGTTGGCGCTGGCTCGTCTATCCCAGCAGAGTCCGACGTGCCATAGAGCTTCACCAGGAAAGGTTCTGCCACTCCAAAGCGTGGCTCTGTGGTCAGGGTTGGCAACGGTTTGTCGATTGGACTCACGCGGGCCGCCCCGCCCTCCTTTTCACTATGGAAAGCCACCAGGAACGGCTCAACCAATCCGAATGGCGACGTGGCCACGGTCGGGATCGGCTCATCCACTGAATGTGTGCGGCCACGCTGGCCAACCCGCTCTCGGTGGTATGGCACCAGGAACGGCTGCATCAGGGCGCGATGGTCCTCGCCCATAACCGTCCCGAGCGGCTGATCGACGGATTGCGGTCTACCAGCACCGCTCGGACCGCCGGCGCCCACGATAAACGGCTCGACCAGGCATAACTCCGCCTTGCCAACGATAGTAGGCACCGGCTCATCCACTGACCGCACCCGATCCCCATTCCCGCCCGTCTGACCCGTTGCCAGGATGAAAGGCTCGATCAGCGAAATCGCGCCCGCTCCAGCCACGGTCGGAAGCGGCTCGTCGACTGACCGTGGCGCAGCATTGCTCTGCTGGCCCAAGACGAACGGCTGCACCAAATGCCCAGCGCCGCGGCTGGTCACCGTCTGCAAGGGCTCATCCATGGAGCGCGGCGCATTGCCTCGATACAACCCCTCGTCAGGCAGAACGAAAGGCAACCCAGAGAACTTGACCAACCCCGCCATGATCCGCCGCATTGTGTTTGGGCTCAGCGGTTTCGCGCGATTGAAAATGGAGCTGCCTTTGTTGCTCCAGTCGATGATCTCCCTGGCTGTGTGGTAGGCCGGCAATCGGCCAAAGAGTGTTTCTTCCCCCTTGGCGCTGTGGCTGGGCTCCGGCCACACGATTGGCCGGGTTCCCTTCCGTGCCCGAATGAACAGCCGGCGCCGGCTCGTTGCATCTCCGTAATCGGCCGCACACAGAATGCGCCAGTCGACCGTGTACCCCAGGTTGCGCATCTTGCTCAGAAAGCGATTGAAGAACTCCCCCTTCCGCCTCGTGATCGGCTTCCCAACGTTCGGCCCCTTCCGGTGCAGCGGCCCCCAATGGCGGAACTCTGGAACATTTTCAATCAGCACATCCTCCACCTCCAGCGCGCCCAGCCAGCGCAGCACGTACTTCACGCTTGCCCGCTTCTGGTTCGTCACCGGCTCCCCGCCGCGCGCGTTTGAAAAATGCGTGCATTCCGGGCTGGCCACCAGCAGCCGCAGCCGCCCGCCGGGGAACACCTGGCGCGGATCCACGTCGCCGATGTCACAGCAGAAATGCTCCACGCCTGGCAGGCTCGCCTTATGCGTTTCAATCGCCACGTCCCAATGGTTAATGGCCACGAGCTGCAGCTCCAGCCCCAGCTCCGCGCAGGCGTCCACGAGGCCCGAACTGGTCCCGCCGGCACCGCAAAACAAATCGGCCGAAATTACGCTGTTTGTCATCCTGGCTCCCTATTGAACAATCCCCATCCCCGCCGGCCGCTGCACCTTCATCCACGCCCGCCCCTCAAAACTCGCCAGCACCCCGCAGGCCCCGCCCCGTTCCCACTCCACAAAATACCCTCGCCGATCACCACCCCATTCGATCACTGCCGCGCCCACGGTCCCGGCTTTCACCATCAGCGTGCCATCGGCCAGGCCAATATCCGTGAGGGCGATCATGTCAAACAGCTTCCCGCGCGTGAGTGCCAACCGTCCCATCACCACCTCCCTGCCCCTCCCCGCCCGCCATTGTTCTGCCGCAAATAATCGTTCCAGGGAACAATTCGTACGGAACAGAACCATTCGAACGGAACAGTTAAGCTGGCTCCAGCTCCACTTTGCCCACCAGCGCCACCTTGCCCGCCTGCACCGCATACAGCAGATTGAGCACGTCCTGCCATCGCGAAACTACCCTCGTCCCCCCGTTCGGCCCGCTCTTGCTGGTCACCTGCTCCCCCAGCGCCTTCACCGCTTTGCTCCAGGTGTCGCCGCTGGACCATTGCAGCTCGCGCCAGCCGGGGATCCGCTCCGGCGGCCAGCCAGGGTGGTTGGCCTCATACTCAACCGCATCGTGCAGCAGACGCAGCACCAGGGCTTTTGTCGGGTCCGGCTCAATTTCCACCATGGAATTTCCCACCGGCGCTTCCGCGGCCGCCGGCGCCTGGCTTTCCAGCACTGGAAGCGGCGCCGCGTTGACCATGCTCTGCCGCGGCAACGTCATTGCCTCCGGGTTGCGCCGGGCATACCCCAGGAACACGGTCCCCGCCCTCGTCTCCAGCACCAGCCCGCGCAACGCCCACGCCCCCAGCAGCCGCCAGCCGCCCACAGCCGCCAGCACCAGCGCGATCACCACCACCGCCAGCAGCCCCGCCCTGGCCACCAGGCCGGCGAACTCATCCCAACTTTCCTGCCGCTGCGCCCGCTGCACTTCCTCGGTCGCCCGCAGCTCGCCGGCCGCCACCGTCGCCGACACCGCCGCCTGGGTCAGCGGCGCCGCCCGAGTCGCTTCGGCCCCCGCCTGCAGCGCAACCACCACGGCCGCCGACTGGGTCAGCTTCTGCCCCGTCAGCGCGGTCTCGGTTTCCACCACATCGTGGGCCTGCTCCGTCTGGGTTACGCCGAACCACCAGGCCTGCCGGGTTGCCGCCGCGGCCGCCGATCGCGCCGCGTCATCTGTGCTCACGGCGTCATCCGTCGCCCGCGCTTGCGCCACGGCCTGCGTCCCCATGGCCTGGGCCACGGCCAACGTCACCGCCACGTCGGGATTTGGAGCCTGGGCGCCTGGCATCGTTGCAACCGGCGCCGCATCGCAGGCCACCGTCGCCGCCAGGACAAACACCAAGAGCGCCAAACCTCGACGAATGTTCATCGTTCCTTCCTCCGACAATAGATGCAGCGCCGAATGCCCCAACGCTGGGTATGGAACAACCGGCCGCAGCGCGGGCACTGTGCTTCCAGCTCGAAATGCCAAACTCGTTGGCCCATCCGGGCCTTCAAGAGATAGCGACCGTCACTGAAGTGAACAACAGCCTCCGCCAGCAGCTGGCGATACGCCTCCCGGCCCTTCGCCGTCATGGCATAGCGCACCGGCAGCCGCTCCCCGCGCTCCACCCGCTCCCACAAACTGATCGTCGAACGGGTATAGGACCGCTTCTTTGAGTAGCCGCCCAGCAGCTTTCCCATATCGGGCTGGGAGAGCCCCAGAGCCAACCTGAGCGAGAGTGGGCCAGTAATGCGGGCCACACTGTGATTTATCAAAAACTGTTTGGAAATAACATCCAAACTGTTTGGAATTGGCTTGTCGGAAATCATGCCCGCACTCCCGTTTCGCTGACAGCCCTGGCCAAGATCTGTTGCTGCCCTAGCCGTCCAATCACGGTCAGCTCCACGCCCGCCTTGCGATCCAATATCCGCGTGCCCGGCGTAAAGTGCCCCATGCTGAGCGTGTAAGACATGTCATGGCCGGCAAAACGGGCACCCTGGCTCAAGCCCGCGCACTCGTCCGGATCGGACAGCACCTCATACTGGTAGCTGATCCACATCTTCTGATTGGCTTTCGCCTTGGTATCGCGCCGCTTTTGCGCCAGCAGCTCATCGGCATACTCGCGCCGCGCGATCTCACGGCAATTTGGGCAATCGAACACCTTCGAAGCCTTCGACAGAAATGGCTCGCCACAGTGGTTGCAGATGAACTCACGCGCCTGCCGCACGTATTGACGATTGCCCCAGCCCTTGGTGTGCCCCATGTTGCCCATCAGCGCACCTTCACCTTCCGCCACCGCGGCTCGCGCCTGGCCGGCTCGATCCATCGCTCCCCCATCACGGCGAAAAAGCTTTCCTCAGTCGGCGTTGGCACCAGCTCGTCACCCTTGCCGCCGATCTTCCACACCGCGCCATCCGCCACGTGGTAGTGGTTGGGGCAACCGCCGCCCTTGTCCACGCGGGTCACCAGCCAATGCGCGAACTCGGCCGGCCCGGTCCGGATCGTGAAGATCACCCCCCACTGCGCCGGCGGCCGCACGATGAACAGATCGACATCGGCCATCCATTTCGAGACGAAGAACTTCTTCATCCGCTGCCCGTTGGCGTACAGGCTGATCTCTTTGCGCCGCACGAGCTGCTGCACCTGCCACTCCAGCGGGTTGAGCTGCTGAGCGGTCATCCCAAACTCCAACTTGGTCGCCCCCGGCTTTGGAATACACACCAGCTCCACGTCACCAGGCTCGTCTTTCCCCCGCCGAACGGATCCCGCCACCTCGATCTGCTCGCAGGCCGGCCCGAGCTGCTCAACCAACCAACTGGCTGCGGCCTTCGCCCGTTTCAGGTCCATGTCAATCCTCCTGGTCCAGATCCGACGGGCTGTTGAACGGGCAATCAAAGTCGCAGTGCTCACTGCCGGCCTGCCCGCAGTACCCATCGGGCATCATGGAGCACTCGCCCATGGCCAGGTCGAATTCGTTTTCCGAATAATCGTCGTCATCCCCCTGCCACTCCTCAGCCGGATCGGCGTCGTAGCCCTGGGCCCAATGCGCCACCATCGTTTCCCGGCTGCCCTGGCGCTCGTAGACATAGGCGCTGTCGAACGGGCCGTCCCCGATCCGGGCCTCGAACCAATCGTTGGCCTCTTCGGCCGCCCGAGGGCCGTGAAAGTCCGCCACCGTCTCACCCCCACCCAGGTGGGGAAATTGGAACGCCTTGCCCTGATACCAAAGTTCCTGCTTCTCACGCTCGGCCATGGTTGCCTCCATGCTTAGTAAGATAGGAAGATAGGAATCAAACCTCCTATCCCCCCGCCCCCTTCCAGCCGCCACAGGTCGCCCCATGGCCAATTTTTTCCAGTAGGCCCATGTTCATCGGTCTTTCCTACTCTTCCTTACTAACTTACTAACTAGACAACATAAGTAGATATAGAAAAGCGCCGCCCGGTGTCACTTCTGTCAAGTGGTTAGGAAGATACCAACCTGGAGTAAGATAAAAAGGCCCCAGGAAGGCCCCCCCGGATAAATTTGCTTTGCATTTCGCGCCGCGCCGCTGCAAAACAAATCACCAGCAGCAGCCTTGGTCGCAAACTTCCTATCCTCCTATCCTCCTAACCGCCTACACCAGGGCTGCCTGCGCTGCTGCGGCCTGGCTGCCGGCGGCCGTCTTGCCGTCCGATTCTTTCCACTCAATGCCGTAGCGGCCGCACAGCTCCATCACCCGATCCCGCTCCCAAATCACCCCCATGCTTTGGGTGCCATAGGTCGTGCGCTCGATCACCAGGTGGAATTCCTCGCGGCACACCCGCCCAATCGTTCGGCTGCTCACATCCCGCCGGGTCTTGAATTTGTTTTGCTGGCCGCCGGGCGCCTGGCCCTCGTCCTCATCGCTTTCGTTCTCGGCATTGATCAGCCGGTTTACCGCAGCCGCCAGGCGCTTAAGACTCAAATCCCAATATGGCTCCCCGGTGGTGCTCAGCCCTGCCCGTGGCCCGCTCATAATCCCCACCAGCGCCTCCAGGATGCGCGCCGCCAGCGTCATCGAGCGGTCGGCGATCAGCTCCGAGTTGTAATCTTTGACCAGGTGGTTGATGTCATCGCGCAGCGCTGGATCATCTACCATCGTGATCAGCCCCAGGATGACCTGGTTCAACCGCGGCTCGACGGCCTGCCGGTCGATCAGGCTTTCATCCACCTGGATTTCGGGCTTCCAGTGCTTAAGCCGGTAGGTCAGCAGGCAGTTGCGCAGCGCCAGCGCCTCGGCGTCAAACTCCGCCGTCAGCGTCAGCGGAATGTCCGGCCTGGTGGTCGGCCCCCCGGTC